TGTATGTGCCGGGCGTTGGTATCATACACGGTGTGATTGGAGGCCCAGGTTGAAATGGTTTAGTTGCAGTCGACATCCAATAGTCAATAACAGCTTTAGCTATTTTATCGTAAGCTTCGTCAGATCCTTTATCTGCTTCTTTTTTATAAGAATCTGCTATTTTATTGATACAGTCAATTCTATCTTTGTTCCATCTGTCTCTTTCGATTTTCCATAAGTCTACCTTTTCATTTACTATACGTGTTTCGTGTTGATTTGTGACTGCCGGCAATACCATTAATAATTTATGTTCAGCTTTTTTAACGCTGTCTTTTATAGGATGATATGTGAACTTTGCAATAATTTCTTTTTCTTTTACGAAAACTGGTAAAGTTTTAACGTCTTCGTATGAAGATTGAAATTTATGTTTACTATATGTTAAAGTGATTTTTTTATTTTCACTAATCCATTTTTTAACAAGAGATGCAACTTTATTACCCAAGCCTGCATTTGTACCATGTTTTAATCGATCTAACCACAGTCTAAATTCTTCGCTGTTATCATATTGATAATAAACTTTATTGGCTAATAATTCAATGATCTCTTCATCTTTTAATTTTGGTAAATCGACCGATGTTTCTTTAATATAAGTCTCTTCATATTGATTTTCAGGTACAATAACAATTACGAATGAATTTATTATTCTTTGTACACCCTTTGCATCTGTGATACTTATTAATTTATATTCAAAACTACCAGGCTTTGATTTATCTACATCAATAGTAATTTGACCAGATAAATCCGATATAATACGTTGCTGATCTATAGCATCTATAGAATAATTAAAAGCGTATGGTGCTTCTCCTTCAGTACCACTAAAAGTTATTTTAGGAACTTCAGTTTCTGAGTATTTAATTTCAGTAATTAAACTTTTGGTAATTTCTGGATTTGTTTTAAATCCAAAATCATAAAAAACGTAGGCTGGCTTAGTTTCTAAACACGTTTGTAATTCTTTATCTATATTTGCATTGATATTAGGAATAGGTAATGTGTCTTTAAGATCTGCAAAATTAGGATCTAGCTTTTTATCTTCTAATGAAGGTACTTGTGATTCATAAAGTTGTTTAAATGCTTCTTTAAAGCCAGCGTCTAAAATTGCTTTTTGACCAGATTGGTGAATGTTACCGAAAGGTGTTTGTGAAGTTTTGACTGCATTGAAATATTCTTGAGAAATAAGCATAGCCATGTCGTCTGATGTCTTAAGTGACTTAGACGCCATTTTTGAAGATACGTTATTTATGAATAATGGCCACTGTGCAGGCATAGTTATTTTTATTTACAGATTATCTATCTACTTTTTCTGCTTAATCTTTTCTAATTTAGATTGTAAACCTTTTACCTTAGGTAATTCAGGTGCAATCGGAGGACCTGAAGGTCCAGTCGGTGTTGGATGCGTATGTGAATTAAACGCATTCATAAAATCATCTAAAATACCTCTTAGCGTTTCGCCTCTAACAGCAGGTTCTGATTCATCAGTTGGACTTGTTGCTATAAAAATATTGTTAGAGTTTAAATAAATTTTATCATCTTTAAACTTAATCATCGGCTGAGAGTCTTTATCTTTACCTGTTGTAATGATTAAACCATCTTCTTCAGACTTATAAAATCTAAAATTTCTAGTTGCATCATATATTAAAGCGATCACGTCTTCTGGTTTTGCAACGCTGTCTAAAATTTCAGATTTAAGTTGTTTATTTTGATTAATCTGATATGAATAAACAGGTGCATAAATATTACCATTATCAAAAGTAATAGCAACTATATCACCAACATTTGGTATCAAGTGCTGACCAACTGCCATTCTATTTCCTGCACTAGCCCATGGTATGGTATCAGCTGTAAGATTATCAAAAGTTCCATAAACTTTAACCTTACATCTGCCATTTTTAAGAGGATCTTTATTATCGATAACCTCTCCAAGCCAATGTCCGTCTCTAAATGAATTCATTAGAATATTTATCTATATTATGTAAATGCGTTTGGATTATCTTTTAGAATAGCCCAATAGTCTGCAAATCTATTCACACGATCTTGTAAACCATTAAAACCCCCATTAATTCTTCGTGTTATTGCTTTAATACTTGCAAGTGAATCATCTACAGCATAAGCATTTAATTTTCTAGTTTGCCAAAACCATGTTGCAGTATCTGCAGCATACTTAGTTGCTAACGCAGTTGGATTAGCTGTAAGATCTTCTCCGCAGTATTTCGAAAATCGTTTATAGTTTGCACGTCCTGTAATTTGAACAAAGCCACGACCTTTAAAACGTACACCATCACCCGGTTGAGTATTACCAAGATCCTTTCTGCCTTCATACGCTGAACCTGACGCAAATTCTTCACGACATTTAAATTCACCAGATTCATGTGCACATTGAGCTAAAAAGTGAGCTCTTTGCAAGGGGCTAGTAATACCATATTTTTTCATAGCCATGATCAAAGATCTTGGTACAGCTTTAGGTTTTTTAGAACCAGATTTATAAACTATGTTATCAGTCTTATATGAATCTATTTCTTTCTTAAGCTTTTTAGATGCGTCAGGATCAAACTTCGAACTACCACCTAATGCAGATAACGTTGAAGAGCTAATAGATCCTCCGCTTAACGACGCTGAATCTGCAGCAGCTAATTCTTCTTCTGTCATTTCAACAGGCTGTACTCCGCCGACGTGCTTTATAGTTTCTAAATCATCTTGTATTAATTTAAAATCAGCTTTATTAATAGGCACGTCTGAAATACCAGAAGGCGTTAAGTGTTTATGTGTATTGATAGCATCTATAAAATCACTTAAAGTTTTTCTTAATGTTTCACCTTTGGCAGTAGGTTCGCTTTCGTCATTTGCATCTTTAGACACAAATATATTATCAGAGTATAAGAATATCTTACCATCTTTGTCAAATCTAATCATTGATTGCGATTCAGCATCTGAACCATTACCGATCACAAAACCAAGTTCTTTACTATATGTTAAGACGAATTTTCTATTTACATCAAACGAGAATGAAGTTACTTTACTAGAATCTTCTTCTCTGTTAATAACTTTATCTTTAAGATTTTTATTCTGATTGACTTGAGATGTATACAACGGCATGTATATGTTATCGTTATCGAATGTAACTTCAACAATATCGCCAATATTCGGTATAGTATGCTGTCCTCCTAAAAGTCTATTCATAGGAGAAGCCCATGGAATAGAATCCTTGGGAATATTATCGAATCTGCCATAGACTTTTATCTTGCATCTTCCATTTTTTAATGGATCTGCATTGTCTACAACTTCACCAATCCAATTTATAATTTTTGAAGTGTCAAGCATAATAATATAGTACTATAATATACTATCTATCATTCTTTATTTGTATACGTTTCCTAATGCTTTTTGTAAGCCATTATTTAAAATGTCTTGTATAGATTGGCCAGCTCCGAAATACACGTTTCCTAAAAGTGATTCTGCAACTTGTCTAGTATTTAAACGCTGTACATTTGTTACATTGTCTATTTTATTGACTAAATTCATGTAAATACCCTCGGTTTCTAATTTAGGTTTCATGCCATCCATTGTAAAAGGAATTCCAGTTTTATCTTTAACTATAGAAGATGCAGACGTAATAGCTTCCTGTTTTTTCTTCTCTGCCAATTTTTTCATATCTTCAGTAGCTCTTTTTTTAGCTTCTTCGAATTTACTCAATTTAGGAGACTCAATTATAGGAGCTGGAGCTTGAGCGCCAATAGATGCTACTATAGCATCATCTATAATGCCATTCATTGCAATCATTTCAACAGCAGTTAATCTTTCATAATTAAAAGCTATAATCTGAGAAGCCATTTCTGGAGCATCATTTTTAAGATCTGTAAAAGAAGTAACGCCAGTTTGGATATTCCATTCACAATTAGTTAATTGGAATGCAAGATATGGTTTTTTATTAGAACCAACTAGATCAACATCAACATCTTTAACTTCTAAAGTTTGCTGGTCTTCTATATTAGGATCTACATTAAAACTACTCACTTTACCAAGTTCAGCGGCCGGCGCTGCAGCACTAGTGTTATTATCATCATTAAATAACGGTCTAATATCTGACACATACACTTTAACTGAAAATTTTCTTAAATTAGGAGGTAAAACATAAGACCAAGATTCTTCATCAAAGACAGCTTCTCTATAATTTCTCATTAAACCAGTTATTGCTAAATTAACAGACTCTAAACAACCTAATGCCAATTCATTTCCATCTTTGCCAATATATGGTTCGTTTGTATCGTATGCTTGTAATTTATCTAGGCCTGACATTGATTGCCAATACCATGGCATATCTCTATTAATATTTTGTAAACCAGTTCTAAATGCAATTAACGCATCTAATTTTCTTTTATATTTCGGATTGGCTGTAACTAATCTTTTTAAATATGCTTCAGCTCCAGAAGGATCAAATAATGGTGAAGATATAATAGCATCAGGTGTTGATGTTCCATTAGGACCACTAGTTACTTTAACATCAATCCATTGAAACAACAATAAGAAGCCTAAATACGTAGGGTCTTGATACGGTAATGCTTTAAGCTTAGTACCTTTTCTAAAAAGTCCTGCCTTTCTAAATGCTTCGTTTTGTATAAAAAATGCCATCTATGATTTAATGTTTTGTTATTTATCTTTGTTATTTAGCGCTCTTGGTCATTGTCTTAGTATTGACAGTTTCTTTAGCCATAGTTTCTTTATTCAAAGCACTTACTTTAGTAGGCCATTCTCTTCTTAATAAAGTTAATTTTTGTAAAAACGGTTCATCGGCACCAGCCGTATATTCATAACGTATGGTATCTATTACATAAAAACCACTTACAAATTCGTCTAAAACTTGAGTGTCTGCTAATGGATCTTCTTTAGATATTTCTTCATTGATTAACTCTTCTCCTAAAGTTTTAAAATTAGTATTCTTTAATTTATCTTTTGTATTTTTATAAGGACCGGTATTTTCATACCTCTATAAAGACCATGATTTGGACTTGATAAAGTTACATTTAATCCCATTTTATAGATTTCAGCTTTGTTAATATCATTAATAAGAGAAGTTGTATAATAATTTATATGTGTATTACCGTGTGTTGGATCTACATCCATTCTTCCGGCGTATTGTTGTCTAACTTCATCTTTATAATCTTGTTCACCTCTTCTACCCTTTAATGGCTCTTCGTTGTCTCTCATTTTTTCAGATGCAATAGGTTGAATATCGAAAGAAACTAATTTTTCATCTGAGTCATTTTCAAAATATTGTAATATTGTTTTAGTTCCTTTAGAAAATGAAATACCACCTGAACTATTAGTAATCGCATAACTGATGATATATTGAGAACTACCTCCAAAATTTAAATGATTTGACAAAAGCAATTGACTTTTAAACGAATCAATTTCAGGCACTGAATTACTAGCATCTGTAAAACCCCTGTTAAAAACATGCATTAAACTATCTTCAAACTCATTTTTAGAATTAAAAACCTTATTTAAATCTATAAAATTAAGATAGTAATATGGATCAATAAAACCTGTTTGAAATGACTTATCGCTAATATATGAATGTTTGATTAATTTTTGTATGAAATTTAATCTACTATCAAATGGACAAAGTCTAGCCATTTTATCGTCAGTTGTGTCTATATTAGTTGCATAACCTAATTTTAAAGTGCTTGCGATACTCTTTAGATGTTTATCGGTATTATCACTTGGATAACCAACACTTTCATGCACATTTAAACCAGGCACTTTTAAAATACCTGTCATGTGAAATGTTCTTATAATCAATGGATCTGCCATTGGATCTTTTTCACTATTGAAAACATTAGTGATTAAAAAATCAGCTCTAATATCTTTAAATGTTGTATCTTGTCGTGATGCAATTCTAACACTAATAACATCGCCATCTCTTGGTAAAGCATCAGCTGAAAATGTGTGATCTGCATCTAAAAATGAAATGTTAACGGTTGGAATAAATCCAGATAAATCCAAATTGAATGAATCTATGTTAATATCTCTAATAACGATATTGTTAATTTTCACGAACGGAACCCACGAACCTATTTGTTTGGAATTTTGATCTCTATCTCCAGATTCTTCTTTTAACGAATCTATTTTGATCTCATCTAATTTAATAGTTGGTTCTAAGAGAGCTAAAACGTGTCTATTAAGACTAGTAGATCCATTCGGTGATTTTTGAGTAGTATCTGCCATAAAAATTATTTAGTTAAATCTATTGTACCGTTAAGTTTGATGACACCGTCTTTAATAGTAACGTTTGCTCCTCCAGTTTTTAATACGTTTGGCGGTAATATTTCAGTCGCTCCATTTGGATATTGAGCAGCCTTTCTTTTTAAATATTCTATACGTTTTTGATCTTCTATTGGTAAACGTTTAGTTTTTAAGAATTTATCTCTAATCACATCTCCATCTTCTTCAGTTGTTTTATCAACGGGTTTCTTAAAGTTAATTAAACCAGAACGTATAGATGGTATTAATAAAATATCATCTTCGCCTATCGTAAAAGGATTTGAAATATTGTTATACTTTAATATGTAATCTGCATAACTAGCATCGCCATAATATCTTTTAGCTAATAGATCTATTCTACATGCGTATTCTTTACCAACTATGATTTTATCAATTATTTCTGTATTAGAAGTTGAAAAAAGTATAGTAGGTTCAGTCATCATGACAGTGCCATCTATTATTCTTTTATTTTGAAATGTTTTTAAATTCATTATCCGTTAGCTAATTTTTTATATTCATCAAATTCTCTATCAGTCATTTTTATACCTGATTTAGTATTACGTAAATTAGGTGCTGATGTGTGCGTTGCATCGCCGACTGCGGTACCTGCTATTTTTTCTTTATTGGTATCTGGACCATCAGCTGGCGTAATAAAGAATCTTCCTCTTCCTGCATTAAACATTGATTCTATTTCAGATTTATCTCTAGGTCGACCTGGTTTTAAAGTGATTGAAACTTCTAAATTTTCAGGAAAGTCTAATGGACCCAAAGGGCCTTTAAATTGAACTTCTGACTTTTCACAAATTAAATTACCTATAACAGCAATAGGATTTAAAGGATTTCCGATAGTAACATGCCATGCGCCAGTTGGTTCACCTGTTAAAAATGCATTTGCAACTTGACCTCCTTGTGGTGAATTAAATAAATCCATCAAAGCACCTCCTAATAAGTTGTTAGCTGTTTTACCTAATAAACTTGTAATGCCAGCCATTGTGCCTCCACCAGCTAGTCCTTTTAAATCACCTAATACCGATTTAAAAAATCCGCCATAATCTCCGCTTGTTAATTTACTAATATCGCCTAAAGGTCTTCCAATAGAACCTTCACCTGAATTAGTATATCTAACTTCTCCACCCCAAAATGGTGCATTTGAATATGTCAATGCTAAAATATTTGCAAATTGATCTAAAAATAAAGCTTTTGGATTTGCATCACCGATAGCTCTCATTTCATATTGAAATTTAAGAGTAAATGATTGGTTGAATTCCATACCACCATCTCTAACAATCATCGATCTAATAGAGTTATATGGTCCATAAACATGGTTTGGATATGTCTCTTTAAAAGCATCAAATCCAGCACCAGCTGATTCAATTCTTCTTTTTTCAGCAGCATTTACACCGCTAGCTGTTGCGTTTAATGCACTTAATATGGTACTGTTGTCTATAAATGACCCTAATTTACCTCTTTTAGCTTGAGTTTGTGAATCTAGTACTTGAATATCTGCTTCAACAGGTTTCCACTTGTAATTATAATCGAATTTTAATATTTCTTCTAATTGATTACCAGTGGCTTCTGACATCCACGTGACTGCTCTAGCAATATCTGGCTGTGCAACATCTATTAATGCTCCACCCTTATCTGTCATTTTGATATGCATAATATCATCTCCGATTGGAAATGAAAATCTACGCAAAGTGATCATGTGGTTGTTTGGTATTTTACCTAAATATTTACACAATGCAAAATCAGACCATTCGTATTTATAACTTTTGTGTTTTTCACTCGCATTACACTTACTAATTATTTTTGAAACTGTTGGATTTTCATATAAATCTTTGTCTCCGAAATCTACAGTATTATAAGAATCTATGTTTGATCCGGTGTCTTCAGTGAATGGCGTACCATTAAATCTAAATAAAGCAAAATTATTAAAAATCGATTGTTGTGTAGGCTTTCCAGATATAGTCTGCTTAGTGTCTTTAGTTGTATAAGACGTAGACATTATCTTTTTATTATATAATTTAAGCCCTCCAGGATCAACTTGTGAAGTTAAATCATAAACTTTTGGTTGAGATGATTGATCTGGAGAAATAATATCTTCATCGGCAATAGGCGGCTTTCCAAGTAAATCTTTTTTAGAAGCGTCTACCTTAGCTTGGCTATTCTTCTTAAGATTTACTTTAGCTTTTTTTGCTAATTCTGCATCCTTTGCAGCTTTAATCTGTTCCTTGGTTAATTTTTTATTATTCGCCATATTAAGTTATATATGTTAAGTGCCTAATCGGCCTTATTACATATATATCTTATTTAATATTATTCTATGTTGTCTAGTTCTTTATTATCAGCTCTATACAATAATTTATCGAAATAATCTTTTTCTGGTTTAACTCTATCGGCTAAGAATTTTTTAAGTGAAGCTTCGAATTCTCCACGAGCATGGTAGTAATATTGTCCCTTTGAATAAAAGGAGCGACTAGTCAGATCCCATAAATCTTTAATATTCTTCTCAAC